CCGGTCATACCCATTGTATAATCCGCCAGTGTGTCCATCATTGACTCTATTGCATCGGTGTCACTGAAATAGGTTGCAAATTCCCCCGCTGCGCCAAGCATGGCCTCGTCACCATATATTCCGTTTGCCTGTATCTCTGAAGCCTTTGCCTGAATGCTGTCAAACGCCTCGGAAAGCTGGTCGGCGGCTGATGTGTCCACGTCGCTGCTGAAGTCCAGTGAGTTCTTAAAGACAGCTAACAACTGTGTCTCGGAGTTGAGCTGTGTGTTGAATGCCTCCATGCTGTCGCTCATAAACGAGGTTATTTTGCCGATTCCGACATATGATGCCACTAGCCCCGTAAGCTTTCCTGCGAGGCCTGTTGCGTTAATGCTGCCCTTTTCTATGCTGTCATTCAGGGTGCGTTGCTCACTGTCGGCTCTTTCTAGGTTCTCCTCATATTCACGCGCCGCCGCATTCATATCGACAAGGCAGGCGTTAAGGTTCTCCACCTGTGAGGTGGAAAGCCCGCTGTCCGCAGCCCCCTGCATTTCTATAAAGGTGCCTATACAGGCGTTGATGCTTTCAGTCATTGTCCTGAATACAGGTGTTAGTTGGTCTGTGACCGACACGTTTGTGTTTATTCCCGCCATATATTACCTCCCGCCGATTGATTTTGCCTTATCCGCTTCCTTTTTGTCGTTCTCAACCTTTATGTCTATAGAGGCTATCACGAACGCCCTCTCCCTGCGGTCAAGCTCCAGGAACTGGCTTGGAAGCATGTGGAACTTGTGCAGACAATAATACGCATAGACCGCCTCCGCATCATTGTCCTCTATTAGTTTTTTGCCTCGTCCACCAGCTCCGCATCCGTCTTATTGTATCCCGATACCTCAAGGCACTTCTGGACGTATTTTTGGAACTCCCCGTCCATGTCGAGCATTTCCGTGATGAGGTTTTCAGCCCCCATCACACCGTATGAATCCTGAAGCTCTGCATCGTTGAGGTTTGGGTACACCGTGCACGCAGCCGCCATCATACGGTTGAACTTTGCATTGTCGGTTTTAATCTTGCCGCCTTTAAGCACCTCGTTGCACTGTGACCTTATGGATTCCGCCTCCCTGGTCTTGATTGCCCTTATCTCCCACTCCAGTGGTTTCCCGTCATCATCCAAAAATGACTGGGATGCCGCATACTTCACGTTTTCGGTTTTTGTCTTGTTTTCCTTTAAAAAAGCATTTAATCCGCCCATTTAATCCCCCTTCTATCTCATACCGTCTAATTCCGCATACTTCTCGGGGCTTTCAAAGTCCTCGAAGGTGCCGTTTAAATCCTGCTCGAGCACGTCACCCGCCGCATCAAATTTCTGCAGCACGCCGTCGTCAAGGTTGCAGTCCTTGTATATCTTGGTGTTCCTGCCCGCCGCGCTTGTGCTGTCCTCGTTTGTCACCTGTATGTCAAAATAGATGTCCTCTCCGGTGTTCTTATATTTTTCAAACATATCGTTGAATATCTCTGTGTTGTGGTATATCGTGAGCTTGAATGTGCCGCTCCATCCGCTGGCCTTGTTACCCTGCGAGGTCCTTCCAAGGATATCCACCGTTTTCTTCGTCTTTTTGAAGTTTGCCTCGAAGGATTTGGCCTGGAACAGCAGGTATCTTTGCCCGCTTATTGTGGCATATGCGGTTGCAAGCTTTGAGCTTACCGCATCCCTCGCCCTCATTGTCGTTGTATCATTCATTGCCTCTCACTCCCTCCTATGATACTTCTATAGTCATGTACAGTTTGCTCATGGCGCACACAGGCTTGACTGACTCGTATTCAACAATGTCACGTTTGCCCGTACCCCTTGATACGGTGATATCGCCTGAATCAAAGTCCTCGATAGCGCCAAGGTCCTGCAATTCCTTGTGCAGGTCTACGCAGGTGTTCCAGAATGATATCCTTCCATCCTCGTTGTTCTGCACCTTGCCCAGGTAATACTTGTTGAATGCTGATGCGATGTCCATCGCTATCTGGTCAATCACCCTGATTACCTGGTTTAACTGGAAATCATCATTCATATCATCCGTCACCGTCACATATGAGTTGATGTCGGACAGTATGTTGATTGAGCTGCCTACCTTATGGAATACCAATTCGCCTGCTTTGATGGCTGTCTCAAGTTGTGTCTGTGTATAGTCGGCTTTGACGGTGTATTCGCCGTCATAGGCCATGTTCTCACAGGTCTTATTGACTGCGCATCCCGCCTCCGCGCCTGCAAGCCATGGCACTAAGGCATATTCTGGTGCGCCTTCGTCTGACACCGTGTTCTTTAGATTGATGGTTCCGATATAGTCGTGGGCGTATCCCTGGATTACCACGACAAATTTCGCTCCCACCTTGTCACGCATCCTCTTGCAGTATTCTGCGTATACGGCCTTGGTTGAATCATCAGAGCTCATGCAGCCAAGCGCATTGAATGTATAAGGCTCCAATGCATTAAGTGCCTCCTGGTGGCTGTTTCCCGTGACTTCCCCGTTTGTGCCTCCTTCAAGGGGCAGTCCTGCACTCTGTTCAATGGCTGCATCCTTTTTGAATGTTACATAATCGTTGTCTGTCAGCTCTGCTGCTGTGGCCACTGTCTGTGAATCCACTTTTGTGGTGCCAACATATGTAGTGACGTCGTATTTGTCCTCGTCATCAATGTTTACTCCGACTACATGTTTGATGTCGTTCCCCCTGGTGCCACTGTATTTTGCCTCGGAAAGCGTGCAGGATGCCTTCTTCCCGCTGTTAAGTCTGTAGAAGTACACCTTTGACGCATGTCTGAACACCTCCCTTATTGGAAGGACTTCCGGGGCATCCTCGGAATATCCAAACACCTCCATGAACGTCCTTTCAAGGTCTTCGGCATCCACCGCAAACACCTGCCCGTCAGCACCCCAGTTCAATTCCAGCGGGAGTGCGCACACGCCCCTGTCCGAAATATCAATCCCCGTCCTCTGGGCTGAAACGTAATTGATGTATGCGCCAGGTAATATCTTATTCTGGCTGGTCCATGTTCCGCCGCCTAATGCCATATTATTTCACCCTGCCTTTCTTAAAATTATTAATAATCCCGTCTGTCTCCTCTAGGGTGTACAGCGTCCCGTCCTTAAGCAGGGCGTTTACAATGTCTATATCGTCCTTGTAACGTTTTGATGCTGCAATCTGGGATTTTGTATACCCGTTTGGGGTTTTTGCCGTATCCACGGCTTCCTTTTCCTTTGCCATCTTCTCACTCCTTTACTTTTTGGTTGACGTCTATGTTCTCCATAGTTTCTTCGTCCGTCCTTCTGGTTCTGAACACCTGCAGTTCATATGTGGCTTCAAAATTGAGCACCCCGTCGGTGACGTTCCCGCCCATGTCCGTGCCCCTTGCCGGATAACCCGCCACCGTGATGCATTCCAGGCATTCAAACAGCCTGTCGCTGACATCGGCACACTCCATCCGGTAATTCTGGCTTTGTGGGAAGTACTGTATCATGAATGGGTAGCTCCTGTTATGCCTGTTCATCACTATATGCTCGTCGGTGCTGGTCAGGTCGGTGACAAGGAAGCAGGGTGTTTCAAGCCCCTGCTCTATGTTATCCGTGTATACAGGATATCCAAATTCCCCGTCCAGCTCCCTGGTTATACCTTTAAGCACGTCATTCTGCATCATTTCAGTTCCTCCTGTAGAAATTCATTCAGCTTTCTGTCAACAATGCCCTGTGCCTTTGGCTTCAGCTCCTTTACTGAATTTGTCAGCATGAACTGGCCTTTGACCCAGCCTTTTTTTAACTGTTTTCCAATCGCCGGCACGTAACGCCCTGGCTGTTGTGTATGTCCGTATTCCACATATGAGGCATATGGCACCTGGTTAATCACATTGATGGTGTGCTTATCACCTTGGCGTGAAATTTCGCTTGTGGTCCACCCACGTTTTAGAGTGCCTCCTTCATATCCGTTCCAAATCTGTTGGTAAGTTGCTGCTTTTGCCGTAAGGAATTTCTTCTTTTTACCATTTTTTCCTATTACAGTTTTGGTTTCCTTTTTATCTATATACTTTGGAACCACACCTGTAGGTGTCTTTTTCACAGCCTTTGCAAGCAGCCTTGCCGCCAGCTCCTTGCTGCACTCGTCACAGAACTGCTCACACCTGCCGTCACCCAGTGCGGCTATCTTGTCCCTGAACTCTATAAGCTCGCTGAAATCGGTATTCGACATATTATGCCCACCTTTCAAACATCTTCAGCATTATCTCCTGGTGGTCTGCATATATTGCAGGCTCTCCCGACATACAGTATGCCTTGGTAACGCCGTTATTGGTGACGGTTATCTTGCTTCCCGCCTTGACTGCTGTTTCAGGGGCTAGGAAGAGCTTTGTTACTAGCGTCCTCTCCGCCGCCCCCGTCTGCTGGTTTGCCGTGTCTGTCTTTTCGTATGACAGACGGCAGGGGATACCGTCTGAAATGGTCTTTTCCTCCTTTGACGTTATCCCCGTCTCTTCATCCCTTACGGAGACATATCCACTTATGGAGCATACATCTGTATAGGTCATCTCGACTGCTGCCCTGTGGGCTTCAAATACGCTCTTGAAATCCATCATCGGAATACCACCCTTCTGTATCTGTTGAGCTGTGCCTTGTAATCCCTCAGCAGCGACTCGGCATATCCTTCTGTCTCTGTAACGCCAAAGCTGGTGCTGGTATCGCCAGTGGTGACCGATTTGACTCCCTGTGGTACGTCAGACTCCCCTGGGTGCTCGTTTCTGTACAGGTCAACAGTCATCCTCACCACTGTGTTCTCCAGACCTTTGGGTATCTCGTCTATGTTGCAGTAGTTCCTGACTATCTCCATGACGTTGTCCAGGGCAAATCCCAGCTTTGCATCAGTTGCCTCATCCTTTATGTCGGGGTCAATGCCGAGCATAACCTTTAGGGTATAAAGTGCCTCCATAAGAGCCTCCTATCCAAGCTTGTGTCTGATTGCGACAATACGGAGCTGCTTTGGCTCATATACAGGGTTCCAGTTCTGCGCCATTTTAAGCTCGCTTCGTAGCGGTGTCTCAACGTTCGCCCTTACCTTGCCTGTGTATGCGATTCCGCGTGGGTGTAGGATGAATGCCTTGCGGTTGATGATGTAGTCAATACCGCCGCCTGTCTGCTTGTCCCTGTCAACCTCTGTCGGGACATGTCCCACTGGGTTTCCATTGCCGTATGCAATCGCACCGGCTCCGAATAAATATGTTGTGTACACGCCATCCTCGGTAACAGGGCAGCCGTCGTCTACCGTTACCTTTCTTCCCTGGTATGTTTCAAACTCTACATCAGTTGAATCCCTCTCGGTTTCGATAAGGTTTTTCTTCTTCAAAAAAGCCTTCGTTGCCGAATGCATTCCCACGCCTGAAAGCTGTCCCTGTGCATCGCCAAGGAGCTGGCAGCCGTCTATGAAGGCGGATGCGCTGATATTCTGTGCATCACCCTTTAATGATGTCAGGTCAAGGATATGATCCTTCATTGGTGTGGTTGCGGTTGCCCCCTCACCGTCAGGTGTATAGGTTCCAAAAACGCCGGATAATATTGCAAAAAGCTCTTTCTGCATATCCCTCGCCCAGTATCCGGCTATAAGGTCTCCAATTGCTTTGGCTGGGTCGGAACCGGCAAGCGCAGCCGCAAGGTTCGTGCTTCCCCACATCTTCTGTCTTAGGATTGTTGTGGAAACGTCCTTGTTTGAACCGATTTTAGCGGGTGTCATCTTGACATCTTCTAATGTTGCCTCCGATTCGCCCTGTAAATCTTCAAAGAAGGGCATGTTGTGTGTACGTGCCGCCTCGCTTGCAAGACGGTCAAATTCTGGGCTGTTGACCACTATCCCGCTCTTAAAGAATGCGGAAAGCTCCATCGTCCTGTTGATGACGTATGGATTGAACAGCTCTGGTACGATTACGTCTGAAATCTTTGTAATTGCCATTTTCTATTTCCTCTCTTTCTAAATTGTAACCCCCGCCGCCGCTGCCATCGCCCTGGCCTGTTCGGGGTTTGTCTTGAACAGTTGTGCCTGTTCAGTCATGTTGTAGGTATCCTTTGCGAACGGGTTCTTATTATTGCCGCCTGAGCCTCCTGTCGGGTTGTAGGGTGGTTTTTTCTCCTCCGTCTTGAAGAGGTGCGCCATTGTGGTGTCTGCTTTATAGGGCTTGATTGTGTCCTCAACGCCTATGGGGTTGTTGTCCTTGTCGAAGTTGAATTTGTCAATGCCTCCGTGCCTGTATATCAGGTAGTCGGCATCAAGCACGC